GCTCAACAGTCTCAACAATCTTTTCGAGCTTCTTGTCTGTGAACATGTCGAGCGCCAGCTCACTCTGAGGTTCTCCATCCAACTTCAAAATGCTCCAATCAGGCTTCGTGCGAATGCCATACTTCTTGAGATTGAACATTTGGTGATTCAACAATTGCTGAGCAGTCAACTCTTCCTCGTCTAAGCACTCAACCAGAGAATCGCCTTGGTTGTAATTGAAACTCCACAGAAGTGAGTATCCAAGAACGGCCTCTTCAGCTTTGCCCATCGCAACCTTGCCCATGAACCTCTTGAGCAAGATAATAGGGTCTTTGAAAAGCCTATGATTCTTGAGAATGAACGAGCAAAAGTCTCCTCTTTCAGAAACGTATCTCTTGTCGATTGAAGGATCCAAGTGTTCCACAGAACGATACTCTTCAGTCACTCCTCCTGCGGGCCTTCTCATGATGTCATCACCTCCGCCCGCCATTGGGTGTCCTGGTCTGAGGTTGAACATTGCACACTCTCTCGCTGAAGATGAAGTCGAATTTATAAGGTAGGTCCAAACTTCTCCCGAGTCCGTCATTATCCCAAGCACTTTGCCATTCAACTCCTTAGTGGTCTTGTCCTTCTTGAACCTCTCAATGAAATCGTTCGGAAAACTGAAATGACTCAACAGCTCGCTAAAGAATACGACAGCCCAACCTTGCACAGACTGGTCTTGCCCTTTCTGATCGTTCATCTCAAAGACATGATCATTCTCAAAGCTTCTTTGACACCAAGCTTGAAGATCTTCAGGCGTTTTCTTAGCATGAAAGTACCAATAGTCAGGTTTGTTCGCCATGAGCATCTCCAACAGGTACACCCCACTCGGTCCAAATTCAAAAAGGTAGGAGTCACTATGTATCATAACTGGTTGAAGAGGCTTAGCAGGACCTGCCAATCTGTCCTTCAGCTTCCACTGAGTTTTAGCAGTCAGCATCATCCCAAAATTTGGGTCGGTCCTATTGAGGCTTTGCTTCTTCAAAGCTTGCGACCTTTCACCTCTCCTGAACTGAAAAGCCTGGTTTGCCAAATCAAACTGGTATTGATCCCAAGGTATTGGGGTATTCCATCCCATGTACTCCTTGAACTTATTCCAGCATAGCATTCCAAAAGCTGATTGATCTTGCATCTGAATCAAATTGGCTTCTACAGTAGAAAATCTGATCCTCTGTTGAAAAGCCGCAAGGAAAGACACATGATCTCTCGCTTTCTGATCCAAACCTTCATTGGTCAGCTCAGTGGTGTACAAAGTGGGATTTTCAGACGGGTGTTTCTTCCTCAACATCCTCTCAACCTCCCTCCAATTGGATTTCCTCGAGCCGCCTTGCAAAGCTGCCAAACGCTTCATCACTTCGACCGCATCTTTCCTTCTTTGATAACCGTCAGGCAACTGGTCTGAGTATTCACCTCTCATGGTCAACTCCCAATCATACCGCTCTCTCTGGTGCTGCTTGTAATTCTCTATGAAACCTCTCCTGTCTTCAACAGGTAGGTAAGTGGGCAATTTCGGCTCATACAATTTCATTCCCGGAAACAAAGGCTCCTCAGGAATAAACTCTTCCGTCTCATCAATATAAGGCCAAAAGTCATAAGCCTCCAGGTAAGCCGGGTCGTCTCTCGTCAGCCTAGCTCCAGCCCTCTTCTGGTCTGGTTCGATGTACCTCGTCAACTGTGAAACGTCATGAAACTGCTTTACAAAGTCCCAATTCTTCATGTCATCAGGGTGACCACTGAGATAAATCTCCAAACCGTCCCTTGACAAACTCCCTTGCGTCATTTGATAAATATTACAAGTATGTTCAGGCTCAATGGGGTGCATTTCTCCGGGTTTGTACCTGTCCCTGTAATACTTCAAATGTTTGAGAACTGGGTGCGCATACTCCTTGTTAAGGTTAGCCCCTGTCATCGATGCAGTATAAACGAAGAGTATGTACTGAGACCTTGTCATACTTGTGTAGAGCATTCTCGGGTCGGTTCCATTCAAAACTCTGTCATCTATCTTGATGATCGCCAGAGGGAAAGTCAAACCCTGACTCCCAGCATAGGTAACATTCGAACTTCCTCTAAGCTCATCTGCATGAATTGTGTCCACATGAGCTGGGTAAATCTCATACCTCGTATTCCACAGTTTCTGAATTGTTTGTTCATTGAGCTTTGGAAAATGGGCTCTGAGTGCAGTATGATCGCTAGGGTAAATATCTGTGAAGAAGAAACCTCCCATGCCTCCTTTGAAAGTGGGCATCTGCCAGAAATTGGCGTTGTAAGAACTCAACCTCCACGTCCCAATGAGGTAGAACTTCGCATATTTCTTGTAAAGCTCGGCCTCCCCGGGGATATCAGGGTCATTCAATGCACAATTGGAATTAGGTTCGTGCCAACTAGTCTGCCAAGGATCACAAAGGAAAATTTGATGTGTAACATGAGGATTGGCAATATGATAAAGAGCATGATAACCCTTCTGGAACTTGTTCTCATCAGTGACCACCAGCCT